ATGGCCACGAAACGCGACCTTTCCTTGCCGCTTGACTCAGTCACCTTCCGCTGCAGCCTATGCCGCCATACCTTTGATGCGCAGCCGGATGCTGTGGAGAACGAGCCCGCTGCAGAACACCACCCCTATCGCTACACTGCAACGTGCCAGATTTGTGGCCAATCTTGTGGACAAGCCCCCTTCCACAAAGGGCTTCTGAAGGCTTGGGCAAATGCTACGGGCCCACGCACTGCCGAGGGCAAAGCCGCTACTGCACGCAATCTGGAAGGCCACCCAACCCCTGAAGAGGCGAAACGCACCCGCTTCAACGCCATGAAGCACGGCATGAATGCCGAGGTGGCGCAGTATTTCCCGGCCAAGCCTGACGGGTACCCCACGTGTGCGAGCTGCGACGTGGACCGCGATTACTGCCGCAGCCAGCCGGCCTGCGTGCGCCAGACCCAGTTGTTCATGGTGACTCATGCTGCCTTCGAGCAGAAGAACCCCAAGCACCTGATGCCGATCATGGCCAGTATGCAGGCCAGCATTACCGCCATCATCCAGCAGATCCTGCAGACCATCATTGCCGATGGCGTGAAGCTGACCACGCCGGCCTGGGCTGTGGACCGCGAGGGCAATGTGGTGCTGGGTGAATACGCTGACCTGGTAACCGGTGAGCGCCGCCAGATTATGGAAGTGAAGGCACACCCGCTGCTGAAACCGCTGCAGGAATTCCTGAGCCGAAACAACCTTAGCCTGGCCGACATGGGTATGACACCGAAGGTGATCGACCAGGAAGAGCAGAAGCTGGGCCGCCTGCAGACTGGCGACGGACCGCCTACGCTGTCGCTGGAGGACTATGCCGCCAAACAAGCCGAATCCATGGCCGCACTGCGTGTGCTGGCCGAGCGCGCAAATGCGCGTAAGCAGCGCGACCCGGTACTGGTGGAGTACCAGCAGCAGAACGGTGATCCCCAGTGAGCGGCGACCGCATCAGCGCAGCTCAGCGCATCAAGATCCAGCACCGTGCCGAGGAAGAGGTGATGCGCTATGCGCACCCAGATCCTGCCACCGGGATAAAGCCGCATGCGCTCTGGGCCAAGCACGTCCACAACGTGGATTTGGACCCGATGCAGGTTCTGAAGATGTTGGAGATGGACGCCAACCCGAACACGGTTGACTTCAGTTGCCGGCGGACGGGCAAGACTGCCGTAAAAGAGATGTATGCGCTCGAGTTCCTGGCCACCACGCCATTCCAGGAAGAAGGCATCGTGGCACCGCGACTGCAGCAAAGCCAAACCAACATCACCTATCACCTGGACGCAATCCGCCGCAGCGAGATTCTGTCCGGCTGGATTGCCTACAAGAGCGGCCGGCGCCAGATTGCCGACCTGAAGTACCAGTTCCACAACGGCAGCAAGGCCAGTTGCTACGGGATCATGAGCCAGATCGACGGTGACGGCATCAGCTTCGCCAGTCTGGAAGAGACCGACGACATGCCGGCAGACCGCCTGTTTTCCCGGTTTCTGCCAATGCTGGGCTCTGCCCGACGCCTGGGCGTGGATCAGGGGGTGAGCTTCAAGCCGCAGATCCGCATCACCGGCGTGCACAAGGGTGCCGACGTGTTGAGCCACCTGATCGAGACCGGCGGTTATCACATCCTGCCGCCGGTGGATGTGTACCTGGGCATCGAGCTGGGCATCCTGAACGAGGCGTTTGTGCTGGAGATGCAGAGCCAGCTGCCGGAGGCGGAATACATCCGCCAGTTCCTGTGCATCAACGCTGCCGCACAGAACTGGATCTGGGAGAAGTACATCCGCCGGGCCATGGCCGTGGGGCTGCAGGCCGGATTGGAGGCTGCCGGCCCGCTGCCTGGCCAGCGCTACCGCAAACGCGGCCTGCTGTCGTTCGGCTATGACCACTCCGGTCACGGTGAGAGCGCACACGCATCCTGTTCCGCCCTGGTGGTATGCGAGCAGGTTGGTAACTTTGTGACCTTCCCCTTTGTGAAGACGTGGCCGGCCGGTACCGACGATGCCGTGGTGGAGCGCGATCTGTTGGGCCTGTGGGAATACTTCCGTCCTGACTACGCTAATGGCGACGCCTACGGCCTAGGCATGCTCACCAGCCTGAACGACAAACTGTTTGCCAAAGGGCTGACAGAGGTTGACCGCCGCAGCATAGGGGACGGGCAGTCCACCGCCAGTACCTGGCAGCACTGGCCGTTTGCCCCGATCCGCTTCGAGGGCATGACCAAGCACAGCATGGCCAGCGCTTTGCGCGCCGCCTTCCACAACGGTCAAGCGGCTATCCCTTATGTGGACGATGGTACCGATGCCCTCAAAGCCAAGAACGCTGCGAACACACATTGGGGGCCCTCCGCATTGAATCAGGTGCAGGCCGACGCCAGCGACTGGGGCAAGTTCATCCGCCAGCTGGGCAACCTGAAAGCCAAGCCGGTGCAGGGCGCCAGCTACAACAGCTACAAGATGGCCAACCCGAAAGTGGGCGATGACTTGTTTGATGGGGCCTGTGCCGCCGTGTGGGCGCTGCTGACGCGCGGCGTGGCTGCATACGTGCCGCCGGTGATTGGCAGCCGCCAAGTCACCACCGAACAGCTGCTGGGGATGCACTGATGCGCTACCAGGACCAAAAGCCACGATGCACCACCCAAGCCCCTGTGCTGCGGCCAGCGCCACCGCTGACGCCGGCGCAACGGGAGCGTGCTGCCCGCATGCGCGACCAGTGGCGCCAGCACTTTGGCGATGACGACTTTATCCGCCAGATGGTGGACGCCGGCCTGATTCACGGCTGGCGCGATGTGATCGCCGTTACCCCGATAGAGGACCCCCCCAATGGGCGTGATTGACTCCCTGCTGGCCCGTGTAGGGCTGCAACGCCGTGGCGAACCCGAGCCTACGGCCAACCCTGCGACCCTGCCAGCCAAACCCGATACCCCGCCGGCAGACAAAACACTGCCGGGTGAGACCGCCAGCACAGGCGCCGGCACCACAGAAACCGGGCGCCGCGGCACGCCCGAAAGCCAGCTCAAAACGATCTATCGCCAGCTGACGGTGGACTACGAGCTGCGCGCCATCATCAACGACATCCGGTTGATGGATAGGCAGGACGGCCGGGTGAAACGGATCCACAACCGCGTGGCTCGGGATGTGACCCGCGGCGGCCTGGTGATGCTCAACGCCACCCCGGGCAGCCAGCTGCAGGCGCAGTGGGCGGCCTATATTCGCCGCTTGGAGCTGAACAATCCGCAGAAGCTGAAAAGCGATGCCCGCGGCCTGCTGATGGAAGGCAACCTGCCTATCCAGTGGGTGCTGGACAGTGCGGCCAACGTGGCCGCTGCAGTGCGTATGCCCACCGAAACGATCCGTCCGAATGTGGGACTGAACGGGCGTTTCACCGATCCCGCCCGGGCCTATACCCAGATGGACCTGCAAGCCGGTACCGAACTGGCCAGCTTCCCGTTGTGGCAGATGACCGTGGCCAGGTTGGACCCGGACAACCACGACGATATGGCGGCGCTGGGGCGCCCGTTCCTGGACGCCAGCCGTGAAATCTGGCGCAAGTTGCGCATGACGGACACCGACTTGGTGGTACGCCGACGGCACCGTGCACCACTTCGTCTGAGCCACGTACTGGAAGGTGCCACCGAGACCGAGTTGCAGACCTACCAGACCCGGGTGGAGGCCAACAAAGATCTGATTACCACCGACTTCTACCTAAACAAGAAGGGCAGCGTCACAGCGGTGCAAGGCGATGCCAATCTGGGCGACATCGAGGACGTGCTGTACCTGCTGGACAGCTTCTTTGCCGGCACCCCGCTGCCCAAGGGGATGATGGGCTACACCGACGGCATGGCCCGGGACATTCTGGAAGACCTGAAGCGAGATTACTTCGACGAGGTAGACCAGTTGCAGGACATGCTGGCGCTGGCCTATGAATTCGGCTTCCGTCTGCAGTTGCTGTTGCGCGGCATCAATCCGGATGCCGAGCCATTCACCATCACTTTTGCTGAGCGCCGTACCGAAACCCTGACGCAGACCACGGACCGCGCCCTGAAACTGCAGGCACTGGGCCTGCCAAAATCCATGGTGTGGGAGGAAATCGGTTACAACGCTGCCGAGGTGGAGGCTCGCCGGCAAAGCGACGCCAAGCACTACGACCCTTACCCTTCCGAGCCAAACGCGCCGCCGGCGGTAAAGATCACCCCGGGCAATGGGCGTAAGGGCGAAAGTGCCACCAGCGTGAGCAATGGCCACTAACGCCGAGCGCGCGGCCAAGATCCGCGAAGCCACACTACAGGCGGTGCGCGAGCGCAACCAGCTGGGCGATGCCGCCATCGAGCAGTTGGTAACCATCTACGACGATGCCGGCGAGGCCATTGCAGAGCAGATCCAGCGCGTCAGCGGTGGGGGTGACAATCTGCTGACGCTGGATAACCTGCAGCAGATCTTGACCGAAGTCCGCAAGCAGATGGCCGAGCTGGAAAAGCAGCGTGATGGCCTGCTGTACCGCAAGATTGGCGAAGCCGCGCTGCTGGGCACAAAGCCTTTCAGTGGCGAACTGCCCCCTTCCCAGCTGTTTGCCATCAACCACCAGGCGGTATCTTTCGTGCGCGCACTGGTCGCCGCTGATGGTCTGCAGCTGTCGGACCGGCTGTGGCGCCTGAACCGGCACGCCACCGCGACGCTGGCCGATCACATTCAGTTCGCCGTGATCAACGGCGAGAGCGCCCACCAGGCCATGCTGCGCACCATGGGCAACGGCCAGGGCGTTCCGCACGATGTGGCCATGGCCTATAACGGCGCCAAAGCCGGCACGCTGTCGCGCAAGGTGCGCAGCCTGCTGACCGGCGAAGCCGATCCGGTTAACGGCAAGGGTGTGGTGTACCAGGCAGAGCGCGTATTCCGCACCGAGATCAACCGTGCCCACGGTGAGGCCTACATGGCCAGCGCCTTCCAGACCAAAGGCGTGGCCGGCGTGCGCTTCATGCTGTCGGTGAACCACCGTGTACATGATGTGTGCGACACACACGCCACGGCGGACAAATACGGGCTGGGCCCAGGTGTGTACCCAAGCCGCGATGCCTGCCCGTGGCCGGCACACCCGAACACGCTGAGCTATGTTGAGGTGGTGTTTGACTGGGAGGTGAAGCAAGGGGGCAAGCCGATAGACCCAGCGCCACCGGCGCCGCCGGCGGATACGCCTGCGGCCAACCCTGTTCCGGCCAGCAAGCCGCCGCGGGAGCCGGGTCCAACACCCAAGACGCTGGATGACATGATTGCCGCAGGCCGTGCGCAGGCCGATCGTTTCCTGGCCGATGGCATTGATGGCACTTACCTGCAGCGCCTACATGCCCAAGTCAACCAGGTGCGGTCCACCATGACTCCGGCAAAGGTAGCCAACCGCGGCAAGGCGTCCGAGTTGGTACAGGCTGCCAGCATGATGTTTCCTGACGACTGGACTCAGGAGGCTGACAAGCTGGGGCCGCTATTTACCAAGGCTTCCGATGCCCGTGGGTTCCACATCACGCTGTACAACCCGGACCGGCGGGTGAAGATTACCGGCTGGGGCATTCTGCAGGACCTCGAGCCCGGATCCGGCTTCATCCGCGCCGGCAATTTCTCTACGGCGCTACACGAATACACGCACCGCCTGCAGCATGCGTTACCGGAGCTTGATAATTTCTTTCAGGCCCTGCATCACCGGCGCACCAGGAACGACCCGCTACGCCGCTTGCGAGATCTGACTGGCCACAATTACGCCCCCCACGAAGTTGCCCGGGAAGACCACTATGTGAACCCTTACCAAGGGCGCATATACAACTATGCTGGGATGGCGTATACGGGCAGACATGGCGCCCTGGAAGTGATGACTATGGCGTTCGAGGATGTGCTGGGCGGCTATCGTTCCCGGTTGGTGAGGCTGGTCGAGAACGACCGCGAAATGTTTGATCTGGTGATGGGGTTATTACACTACTATGTACCGAGTTGATTTTCCTCCTGCCGGAGCGGGCAAGGGCTTGCAGTTTCAGTGGGACCCTGTCGCTGGCGTGCTGTTTGGCCGCGACGCGGCGTTTGTTCTGCTAGCCGTGCAGGACGCCTTGCGGGACGGCACGGTGACAAGCCATCCATGGCCGACGATCTACCGTGTTCACGACCCGCTTCACTCCCTCCCAGAGTTGGCGGCCGTCATCAGCCAATTCTGTGTGCTGAACGACGAGTGGCAGTCTGCACTCGGCCGCATCGCCCCGCCCGATGAGGGCATTGAACCGGACGCCATGCAGGTCCTTTACTGAACCTCCGCGGCAACCAACCACTCAGGCCTTTCATTGCTGGGCACTTCGCTTTTCGTCACAATATCGCTACTGCATATTGGCATTGTGAAATGAAGTTACCCAAGATGAAGATTGCATGCTTCGCGGCTGCAATTGTCTTACTTACAAGCTGTAGCGAGCCTGCACAGACCGTTGGGGAGCCAAGCGCCTCTCCAGCTATCCAGCTACTGGAGCCATCCGGTCAGCTCAATGCGGACGCTCTGTTGAAAGGCCTTTCCCTGACTGATCCTGAGCAATTGCAATCGGGCCGCGGAACTAAAAAGCATCGGTGGAATATCGCCGGCATAGATCCAGCACAAGCCAGTCTGGAAGTCATCGGCAACAATCAGCAAGATGCTGACCTATTAGGTGGCCACTGCACTGAGTACAACGTTCAGGGGGAGGCTGTATTCCCATGGTCAGAACAAGGGGCATGTAGAAAACTGCTGCATGCCCTTCTGGCCAATACGGTCAACCGGCCAGCGGCGCTTGCCGACGACCTAATCGCAGCGGCGGCAGCAGCGCCGACTGCAGCAGTTCACTCCTTCAAAGACCTTGATGTGGAACTGGCCAGCGACGGGTTCTTCTTTCTGCGTAAGCCATCACGCAATCCATAGCATATTTGCCCACAATTTCTGTGGATAAAGAGTTCGCCGGCAGAGCAGATTCCAGCCCCAAAGCGCCGCCCACTGCGGCGCTTATTTTTTGGGCGGCACTGCCATTTCCACCCCTGAAACCGCATCGCATGCCCTTGTAATCTGCCAGTGCTGGGAGACCAGCCCGGCGGCGTCCTCCCGCTGCCGGTTTACTGACCCCCTGGCAGATGGGCATGACTCCTCGACGCTTTCTCCTCTCCTCCTCCGACGCCGGCCCGCAGGTCATCCGCCTGCTGGCTGGCGTTGCTTCTTTGCCCTCCGAAGGCAAGACCACCAGTTGGGTAACCGTTACCCGCACCGGCTCGTTCACCGATCCGCGTTACGGCCGCTTCGAGATCACCCGCGACATGCTGCTGAGCATGGTGCGCAATTTCGATGCCGGCACGGTGGGCACGGACATTTTTCTGGACGTGAACCACAAGCCGGGCGATGGCGCCGCGGCCAAGGTGCTGCGGCTGTCGGTGGAGGGCGAGCGCCTGCGCGCGCTGGTGGAGTGGACCGACTTTGGCCGTGAGGCAGTGCAGAAACGCGGCTTCCGCTACCTGTCTGCCGAATTTACCGAGAACTACCAGGACAACGAGGCCGGCAAGCTGCATGGCCCTGTTCTGCTGGGTGCTGGCCTCACCGTGCGTCCGGTGATCAAGCGCCTGGACCCCGTCACGCTGTCGTGCGACTCCGGCGCGGACTCCCCCGTTCTGATTCATCCCGAACTTGCACAAACCCTACTTGCAGAGGCCGAGGCCAACATGAACAAGCTACTGAAAGCACTGCTGGAACGACTGGCAGCCAAGAAACTGTCGCAGACCGTGATCGACACGGTGAAAACCCTGGGCGAACAAACCCTGTCGCTGGCGGCGGACGAAGCTGGCCAGCAGCAGATCATCAGCCAGCTGGAAACCCACGCCGTCACCCTATCCGAAGCCATGGCCAGCGCCGCCGCTGGCGCCGCGCCGACCATCCAGCTGTCGATGACCACCGCGGGCAATGTGGATGTAGCCGCCGAAGTAACCCGCATCCTGGCCGAACGTGCCAACACCGCCCGCCAGTTGGCAGAAACCACTGAGAGCCGCCGCAAGCTGCTGTCCGACACCATCAACGCCGCCGCAGGCCTGGACGATGGACTGAAGAAGGTGCTGTGCGAAAGCGTGGCCACGCTGGTGGATGGCAGCTGGAGCGAAGACCAGGTTCGCGCACTGGCACAAAGCCAGATCGATGCCGGCAACCGTGAAGTGGCCGCCCGAACTCTGGCCCAACTGGGCTATCAGCCGCACGGCACGCCGCGCGTTGTCGTCGTTGAAGAAGGTGTACGCCAGTTGTCCGAGCTGTACCGCGATATGCTGGGCCGCACCAGTATGGCCGGGCAGTTGCACCTGGACGCCAAAGCACCGCTGCATCCGTTCGCCGCTCTGGTGCTGTCCGAGTTCGATCGCCTGCATGCCCCGCAGCTGGAAAACGAACGCAAGATCCTGCTGGCACAGGGTGCCACCGACATGGCAAGTACCTCGCTGCCGGTGGGGGTGCAGCGCGAGGTAATCCGCGAAGCCCTGTCCGACCTGAATGTGCTGCAACTGGTGCAAACGCTGACCGACTTCAGCGCCCAGGCCACTACCCAGATTCCTTACGAAGTACGTGATACCAGCCAAGTGATGAACGACGGCGTGGTCTTCGAGGGCCAACCGATTCCGTATGCTGGCGTGACCCAGGGCATGGCGCTGGCCTACATCACCCCAATGAAGCTGGCTCTGTCCATCACCAACGAAGTGATGCACTTCACCCGCGCCAGTGCCATCAACTGGGATGCGCTGGCACGCAATATCGAGAGCAACGCCCGCGTACTGCGCGAGCTGGTGGCTCGCCGGATCTGCAACGAGCTGCAGCGAGCCTCCGACAGCTATCTGTCCGTGGCGGTCACCGCTGAATCCTTCACCGCCCAGCTCAATGGCGCCAAGCACACCATCAAGACCGCCAGCTTCCCAGTGGTGCGCCCGTACCAGGCGCGCGATCTGGCCGGCAATGCGGTGGGCACGGCGGAAGGCGCCATCACCATCACCCTGAACAGCGCTGTCATCAGCCAATACGATGGCAGCGGCAAGCAGGCCGCCGGCACCTACTGGCGCGTGCTGTCCTACAACCTGGGCACGATTCAGTTCGTCAACCAGCTGGGCGCACCGGTTACCCCGGCCAACACCGGCACCAACACCATCAGCTACAGCCGTGCCACCAACGTGGTGACCTTCGATCTGGATGTACCGAACGGCTACACACAAGCGCAGTGGCTGAACGGTCTGGTGCAGAAGATCGGCAGCCGCAAGGCAATGATGGAAAGCCAGCGCTTCGTGAAGCCGGACTTCCAGCTGATGTCTGCCACGCTGAACGACACCATCACCAACGCGGAGCAGTTCATCGAGCACTTCCGCCGGGCTGGCAGCAGCACCAACGGCGATGGCGACCTGGCCGGCGTGAAGGGCGTCCCAGCGTTCGGGACCAATGCACCGGGTATCGATCTGGGGGATGAACGCATCCTGCTGGGCCAGCGCGGCATCGGTGCCTACACCGTGGCCAAGCCGTTTGTGACCGGCGAACCGGTGGAGCTGGTGGACCCGAGCAGCGGCCGCCCGGTGGGCAAGAAAGTGGCCTACGGCGAGGAGTACAACGCAATCGCCGTGCCGACTCCGGTACGCAACCGCTTCACCAGCGTGATTGCCTACAGCGCCACCGCCCGAGCCGCCATCTAACCCTGCAGCCCCGGCTGCCTGGCGGCCGGGGCGGAGATGCCCCTATGCAAAACCGTATTGCCTACACCAACAACCACGCCCATACCGAGTTCATCGGCGGCGTGATGATCCCCCCGGGCGAAACCCGGGAAATCGACGCCACTCACCACCCGGACTACCAAGCGCCGGATGCAGGCGCCAGCGCAGACAGTCCGGCGCATCATATCGTTGACGTGCTACTGGCCGGCGATGTGGCCACGCTGCTGGCCCATGTCCCGGCGCTGGGTGCGGATGACCTGCAGGAGCTGTCCGACCGGGAGCAGTCCGGCGCGCGCCGTGAAAACGTGCTGTCCGCCCTGGCCGAGCAGCTGCTGACGCTGGCCAACGAACAAGTGGGTGGCGCAGAGCCGGGCGACGGTGATATGCAGCCTGCCAGCGCCGACGCGCCGGCCAGCACCACTGAACTGCCGAAAGCCACCGCAGCCAAGGCTTCTGCCAAGAAAGCTGCTGGCGCCTGATGCACACCCGCGCCAGTCTGGTCTCCCGCCTGCAGGCCTCGCTGATCGACTCGGCCGGTTCATTCCAGCCGGAGGATCTTCAGCGCCACGTGGACGTGGGCTTTGCAGAGCTGAACCGTTTCCGCCAACGCACCGTGTTTGCGGGGCTGGTCGCTCAGGCCGGCTTGGCCATGTACCCCTGTCCGCCTACGCTGACCCGAGTGTTGGCGTGTGAATGGGGGCTGCAGAGCAAGGCTGAGCTGCAACCGTGGGATGACCGCTGGCCGGGGCAACTGCCGCAACTCAGCGTTGGCTATGACGAAAGTGACAACCGGGTGCTGCTGCTGCAGCCAGCTCCCACAGAACGCCAGATCGCCTTGCTGGGTAGCCGCTGCCCGTACCGCTACGCTGCCCCGCACCTCCTGACTGATAGCCAGAGTTCGCTGAACGATGAAGACGCCCAGCTACTGATTCTGCGCGCCCAGGCCGAAGCCATGCGTGAGCTGGCCATGCACCATGCCAGCAAGCCATACCAGCTGCGCGATGGCATCAGCGCCACCCCGCGCAACGGCATGCCGGGCTACCTGTACAGCGTGCTGCTGGAAGAGTTCGAGCGGAGGGTTTGCGCATGATCGGCGCCGTCCATGTCAGCGACGAACTGGTGCTGAAAGCGTTTGAGCGCGCCCCGGTCGTTATGACCCGCACCATGGAGCGCTACGTTGGCCAGGCTGGCCAGTTCCTTTCCCGGGAAGTGAAACGCGAGCTGCGCCACAACGGCAGCATGGGCTTCACCACGCTGATGAACAGCATCCGTCCGGAGCGGCCGTTCCCGCTGGCGCGGGACGTAAAAGCCGGCGTCCAGTACGCCAGGTACGTGGAAGAAGGCACCCGCCCGGGGTACCGCGGCATGCCGCCGCGCCGGCCGCTGGCCGAGTGGCTGCGTATCAAACACGGGCTGACCGAGCGCGAGGCCTACCACCGTGCCTTCGGGCTGGCCAAGTACATCCAGGCACACGGCACCAAGGCCAAGCCCTTCTTTAAACCTGCCTTCGACAAAAACGAATCCCGCCTGCTAGCCATGCTGCGCGAAGGCGCAGCCGAAGGGGTGCGCGCCGCCATTGGCGTGCGTGGCCACTACGCCATGACTGGCAGCGTCTACGGAACCTGATATGCCCCGCACCATTACCGACATCGTGATCCATTGCGCGGCCACCCCGAACGGCAAGCTGGTCACCCGCGAGCAAATTGACGCCATGCACCGCCAGCGTGGCTTCCAGCGGCAGTTGGCGGCTATTACCCGCTACCAGCCAGTGCTGCAGCATACGCTGCCCAGTATCGGATACCACTGGGTGATCGAGCTGGGTGGCCAACTCAAGCCTGGCCGCCACCCGGAAGAAATCGGCGCCCACGTACAGGGCAGCAACGCCAAGAGCCTGGGCATCTGCCTGATCGGCACCGACAGCTTCAGCCTGGAACAGTGGGCCACGCTGAAAGTGCTGGTTTCCAACCTGCGCCAGAACAACCCGGCAGCCCGCATCCGTGGCCACCGCGACTTCAGCCCGGATCTGGACGGCGATGGTGTGATCGAGCGCCACGAGTGGCTGAAGATCTGCCCGGGATTCGACGTGAAGTCCTGGCTGGATGGCGGGATGAAGCCACTGGCTGGGCACCTGCAGGGGGGCGTATGAACCTGCAGGCCCTTAAACCCTACCTGCTCGACCGCTGCCGCGAACCATCCACTTGGCGTGGAGTGGTGCTGGTAGCCACCGCGCTGGGCGCTAGCCTGTCGCCGGAAGCCACCGAAGCCATTGTTACTGTAGGCATCGGGCTGGCCGGCGTGATTGGCGCCGCCGTTCCGGACAAAAAGGACCAATCCAATGCTGATCACTAAAGCGGCACCACTACAGGTGAAGCTGTTGGCTGCAGCCTGTGCCTTCTCCTTAGCCGCCGTTGCGGTGAGTTGGTACGGCAACAGCCGCTACGACGCGGGCCATGTTGATGGCCTGAAGGTGGGACGGGGTGAGCTGGCCGTTTACCGGCAGCAGGTGGCCGAGCAAAAAAGCCGGGATGCAGCTGCAGCGACCCTGCGCTACCAGACGCTGGCCAACTCCCTGCTGGCCACCAGTAACCGGCTGGCGGTAACGGGGGGCTTGCTGAACACCTTGCGTGACCAACTCAACCGGAGACTACCTAATGCAGCACAAGCCCCCACGTCCCTGCCTGGCCAGCCTGCTGACGGCCTGCTGTCTGTTAGCGGCCTGCAGTTCTACAACGATGCCCTTGGCGTCAGCCCCCTGCCAGCCGGCCGCGAAGCCACCTCTACCGTTCAATCTGGTACAGAAAACACCGCCGCCGGCGCCACTGACAGCGGGGTACTACGGGAAGACCTCCTTGCGCATGCCGCTGACTACGGCCATTGGTGCCGAGAGCTTGCCGCCCAGCGCGACGCCCTGATCGACGCCTACCAACAAGGGGGAAACGATGGACAACAGCCGCACTGACCGCAGCTGGCAGTTTGAGCGACGCATCAACTTGGGCGACGTGTTTTCCACGCTGGCGCTGGTTGGAACGCTGGCGCTGTTCATGTTCAACCTGGACAAGCGCGTGACCGTCGTTGAGGAAAAGCAAGCTCAGCAAACCAGCATCGACGCTGCACAGAACGATCGCATGCGCGAGATGAACAGCGAGGTGAAAGGCGAGCTGAAGGACATCAGCGCCAAACTGGACAAGCTGGTGGAGCGCCAACTGGACGGTGGCCGCAAATGAGCGCCCTCGCCAGAGTCCTCTACAAGCTAGAAAACAGTCTTCGCGCTGCGCTTCCCAATCGGGTTGTAAGCACCGATTTTGTGGACTTTGCCCAGCGCCGCGGCACCGAACTGCAGCAGGGTGTTATCACCCTGCTGCTGCCAGGCGGTGACCTGGGCTCTTGGGAAACCACGTTGAAGCTGACACTGGTCGGCCAGATCACAGTTCCGGAGCGTAGCGGTACCCAGCACCAGCTACGGGATGCCGAGTTGGCGATGCTGGCGCAGTTACTTGCGTGGGTCCGCAATCCGGGAAACACCCCGAGTTTGGAGGCGACGAGCTTCAGAACCAGCAGTCAGATGGAGTTCCCGAACGGCTGGGTTTCCATCGAGCTGACCGCTGGGCCGCTCGATGTGGTCGATGGCGCAGACGACAGCGAGATCTACCCCCCCAATCTGCAACCTGGTGTTTTACGCACGGTGCACATGGATATCGATCTGCAGCACCAGTCCGACGCCGTGCATCAGCAATGGCTCGCCAGCGACTACAGCCAGGCACAGCCGACCTTATCAACCACCGTGGAAGTGAACCATGCAAACAATCCGAATCAAGCCGGCTGATGGCCTGCGCGTGCGGCTGGAAGACGGCAGTGGCTACTTGGCCGAAGACGGCCAGGCCGTAGCGCTGACCGGCTACTGGCACCGCCGGCTGACCGATGGCGACGTGATCGAAGTGCAAGACGCTCCGGCCAAGCCGGCGCGCAAATCGGCGGAGGGCTAAACCATGCCGGATTCCATTACCCTTGGCATTCCGCTGGGCATTCGCACCGGCGGCGTGTTCATCGAGATCGACCACACCAAGGCACTGCGCGGCCGGCCCGTGATGGAGCGCAAGCTACTGATGATTGGCCAGCGCCTTCCCACCGGCAGCGTAGCGGCCAACGTGCCCACCCGCGTGCTCAATGCTGACCTGGCTGCTGGCTATTTCGGCAGTGGCTCCATGCTGCACAACATGGCCAAGGCACTGGACAAGGTGAAGGCGCGTTACGGCCTGATCGACGCTTACGCCGTAGCACTGGATGACCTGGCGGCCGGGGTAGCCGCCAGCGGCACCATCACCCTGACCGGTACTGTCACCCAGGCCGGCACCCTGACCGCCTGGATCGGCGGCGAGCGTGTGCGCTGCGCCGCCAGCCTAGGCGACAGCAACAGCGCGCTAGCTACCAAGTTGGCCGCAGCCATCAATGCCAACACCGACCTGGCCTTTACGGCGGCGGCCGCCGCGGGCGTTGTCACCGTGACGTGCCGTCACAAGGGTGAAATCGGCAACGGCACCGAGTTGGCCGTGAGCTACTACGACGAAGACACCCTGCCAGCTGGCATCACTGCCAGCTGCGTGAATCTGGCCAGCGGTAGCGGCAACCCAGACGTGGGTACCGCACTGGCGGCCATCAGCGAGGACTGGTTCTACAGCATCATCAGCCCGTACACCGATGGGGCCAACCTGGCCGCCACCGAAGCGAGCCTGGACGGCCGCTGGGGCGGCATGGACATGCGGACCGGCCATGTCTTCAACGCCATGACTGGCACCCATGCCACGCTGACTACCTTTGGCGCAGTACGCAACAGCCCGCACATCAGCACCTGGGGGCTGAAGGGCTGCCCGACCTGGGCGCCGGTGATGGCCGCAGCCTTTGGTGCGGTGTGCGAGTACCAGGGTGCAATCGACCCGGCCATCCCGCTGCGTAATCTGGAGGTACCGGGCGTGCTGGCGCCGCGGCTGAAAGACCGTTTCACCCGCAACGAGCGCGAGCTGCTGCTGAAAGACGGCATCAGCAGCACCATCGCCAGTGCGGACGGCAAGGTGTTCCTGGAACGGGTAATTACCAACTACCAGCGCAACCCGATGGGGGTGGATGACGAAAGCCTGTTGCGGCTGGAAACCAAGTGGAGCGTGGATTACTGGCGCTATGCGGCCCGCACCCGCATTGCCCTGCGCTTCCCGCAGCACAAGCTGGCCAACGACGGCACCAACATCCCGCCGGGCGCCAAGGTAGTGACCCCGAGCCTGATCCGTGGCGAGCTGATTGCCTTGGCGCGTGAGCTGGAAGGCATCATCTTGGAGAACGTGGACCAGTTCAAAAAGGACCTGCTGGTGGTACGTAGCGAAACCGACGTGGACCGCGTGAACTCCATCATGCCGCCCGACATCATCAACCAGTTTGTGACCTTTGCTGCCGCCGTGCAGTACCGGTTGTAAGGAAAACCCATGGCAAAACTCACCGGCATGGTGACTGTGAAAGTCAACGGCAGCCCTCTGCGCTCCAAGCCCGGCGCCAGCCTGAAAGTAGGCGGGCCCATCAAGAAGGCGGAGGCAGACGCCAACGGCTTTGTTGGCCACAGCGTGGAAGAGATCAAACCGGCCGAGGTGAAATGCACGCTGCTGCACGCCGGCGACACCGACCTGATCACGCTGCAGAACATCGAGGACGCTACCGTGATCTTTGAAACCGATACCGGCCAAAGCTACCTGGTGCGTGGTGCGGCGACGGAAGGCGAGGTGGAAATGAAGGGCAAGGAAGTGGACATCACGTTTACCGGCCAGCCGGCAGAACTGGTGTAAGCCGCACGGTGTGGCAACCGTCAGCCCGCCCTGGTGGCGGGCTTTTTCCATCAGTCACGCCACGCCCAGAAGGCCAAAGCGGCCAGCGCAGCGCCTACTCCCCACACAAAAAGCCAATCGTTGTACCAGAAGACAATGGGTGTGTCCGATGCCCCCCCAGCAATGAAAGATTGTGCCAGTTCTGCCTTGCTGTTCAGCAGCATCCGGACGGGTCCCATCCAAAGCAACGCAGCTGTTGTAGCCAACAGAGCCTGGCTCTTTTCCACGACATCTTTCAGCCAGAGAAATACTGTGGCGCCAATCATCAACGTTGCAATGACCGCCGCTTTAAGCAGCACCTCTGGGTCAACACCGAGTGTCTCCGCAGCTGCTTTAATCTGCATCCAGACATACAACACCCCGCCGCCAACCAAGAGGAGCAGCAGAAGAACCAATACGTCATCGGAAGAGTTTGAGCCCCTGGCCATTGAATAACCCCTATCTTTTTAAAGGATTACCTTTATCGCATAAGCAGGAATAGCACTCAAGCAAATGGCATTTCACTGCCATTTCCACCCCTGTTTTGCTCTCTCCCACCGTCCCACAATGCCAGCATCCCGACCCATAACCGGAGCTGGCCGTGTCCCAACTTGTTACCGTTACTGCCCACCTTACGCACGGCATTCCGATTGCCGGCAAGCGCGCCAAAACTGTCGTCATCCGCGAACCGCTGCTGGAGGACATGATTGCGGCCGAGACCGAGGCCACCCAGTTTTCCCCGCTGGCCTTCCGCCGCGCCCTGGTGGCGCGCCAGATCGTCTCTATCGATGGCGATACCGACACCCCCGTGACACCCAAGATGCTGGGCCAGCTACGCCCGGGTGACTGGCAACGTCTGGTCAACGGGCTTAATGAGGCCGAGCAACTGGGGGAAGCCGCCGCCGGCGCGGAGAGCCCTACCTAGCCGGCATCCTGCTGATAGCTCTGAAAACGGGCTGGAGCCGTGACCAGATCCGCGCCCTGCCTGTGCATGAATTTTTGTATTACCGCGACCAGCTGCTAAAGACCGACGATGACTGACCTGTCCCTATCCGTGCGCATTTACGCCGATGCCGTCCGTTATGCGGCAGGGCTAGCCGATGGCGTGGTCAAGACCAAGCGCTGGGGCACTGCCATCAAGGCCGAAGTAGCCGCTGTGCGCGATGCGTTTGGCGGCGTCACTGGCCAGCTCACGGCGCTGGCCGGCGGTATCACGGCAGTCTCTGTAGCGGCGGATTCGGCCAAGCTGGACAAGGCACTGGCCGGCATCAAGCTGAATGCCGGTTCCAGCCGTCAAGAGGTGAATGCCCTGCGGGCAGATTTCTTCCGCATGGCCAAAGACAGCGGCCGCAGTGTGGAGGACATCAAGCAGGGTTTTGGCAACCTGGTCGCTATGGGCCAAAGTTGGCAGGCCGCTCGGGCCGAAATCGACGCCACCAACATTGCCATGGCGGTGACCAGTGCCAATGCCGACAAGCTTACCAGCGCCCTGGGCGTGGCCAGCGAGGCTTACCACATTGACCTGGCCCAGCCGGGGCAAGCGCTGGCACTGCTGGACAAGATGACGGTGGCCGGCCGCAAGGGTAATGCCGAGCTGGAAAACCTGTCCGACATCTTTGCCCGGGTGGGCGTCAATGCCGCCAACGCTGGCATGGGGTTTGACAAGACGCTGGCGTTTATCGAGACCCTGTCACTGGTGGAGCGACAACCAGAGCGGCTGGCAACGTTGGCCGACTCCACGTTGCGCCTGTTCAACAACCAGAGCTATCGCAAAGAGGCCGAGAAGGCCACCGGCGTGAAGTTCTTTGACGCCAAAGGCAGCCGGCGCGATGCCTTGGCTGTGATGGCCGACCTGAAAAAGCAGTTCGACAAGCTGAAGACGGATGCGCAGCGCGACAGCTTCATGAACAAGGCCTTTGGCAAGGCCGACCTGGACACCCTGAAAGGCATGCGGATCCTGCTGTCGGGCGACAGCCTCAGCAAAGCCAACTCGTTTACCGATGACATCGCCAAGGCCAGTGGCACGCTCAAGCGTGAGATGCCGGAAGCCATCAGCAATGCGGTGGACCAGACCGGACGCCTGAAAGCGGCGCTGCGTGAAGCGGCCGATGGGTTTGCCCAGCCGATCAATGAGACCCTGCAACAGGCCATCAAGTGGGGCATGGACAGCAAGGAAAGCGGCGGACTAGCCCTGTCTGGGCAGGACATGCTGCTGGGCGGCGCCGGACTAGCCGTCGGTACCTTGCTTGCTGCCCGCTACGGCGGCAAGGCGATCGGCGCACTGCTGGGCAAAGGTACCGATCTGGCCACCGGTGTTGCTACAGGCAAAGCGCTACAAGAGGCTGCAGGGGTGCAGTCGGTCTACGTGGTCAACATGCCCGGCAGCGGGATTGCCGGTGGTGCGGAAGATGCCGCCGCAACGGCAGCGGCCGCCGGCGCCGCAACCAGCCTTGGCACGAAGATCAAGACCGGGCTGGCCATGGCGGGCGGCCTGCCGCTGAAAGACTTTGTGAAATTGGGTCCGGCCGCGCTTGGCACCACTGCTGCCGGCGTCACCGTTGCCGGTGCTGCCGGTTACGGCATCGGCACCGGCATCTACAAAGCCGCCGAAGGCACCAAGGTGGGCGATGTCATCGTGGATGTTGTGGGTGGCGGCCTGACCCGTCTGATGGCGGCCCTGGGCAACGAAGACGCCCAGCGCACCATGGCCATGGTCAACCGCATCAAGGACACCGAGATCAAGGGCACCGTGTCGGTGACGGTGCAGACCGCGCCGGGTGTTCAGGCCAGCGTGACCAGTCAACCGGCCAACCGTAATACCACCCTGCCGGTGGGCCGCACCATGGACGGGGTTCGCTGATGGCCAAGCTGCGCGAAGCCTCGTTCAAGGGCGTGGCCTTCAACGTTGAACAGGCGGACGGTGAGGTTGGCCGCCGCACCGTACTGCATGAATTCCCGTTCCGTGACCTCCCGCAGGGTGAGGATCTGGGGCGGGCGGCACGCCGCTTTAACGTGACCGCACTGTTTGTGGGGCCCGATGCCGTGGACCGGGCCAAGCAGCTGCTGGACGTTCTGGAGCGTCCGGACGCCGGCATACTGGTGCATCCGTGGCACGGCTCGCACCTGGTGCAGCTGTCCGGCAATGCCCGTGTGCGCTGGCCGCGCTTCGCTGGTGGCCGAGTCAGCATTGAACTGCCCCTGGTAGAGGCCGGCGAAACCCCGGCCGATGCCATCCGACCGGACACCGATGCCCAGCTGGCCAGCGCCTGCGATGCGGCCCAGGCGGCCACCGATGCCGACCTGGACAAGGACTTCCTGGCCGAGATTGACGGCTACCTAGACGAAGCCATTGCCACGGTGGACGCCGCCTGTGCTGCGGTGGAATCCTTCCTGGCACCGGTGCAGCGCGCAGAGGCGCAACTGGATCGGCTGATTGCCGGGGTAAACCACATCATCAACGCGCCCCTGCAGGTGGCAGCCAAGCTGTCCAGCCGTATCAGCAACGTACTGGGGAAGCTGACAAACCCGTTCAGCGGCATGTCAGCCTGGAAGAAACTGCTGCGCGGGCAAAACCCCTGGGCGCTGCCGAAAAGCGGCGTGGCCAGCAGCAGCCGGCCGGCATGGGCTAGCAGCACCGCCATTGCCAACGGCACCGCCCTGCCTGCCATGCCGCCCAGCCTGGCACACTGGGTGCGCCGCACGCTGGTGATCGAGGCCGTGCGCGCCATCCCCACCGCCAGCTTCACCAGCAAAGCGGAAATTGCCGCGGCCCGTCAAACCGTGCTGGCCCAGCTGGCTACCGAGGCCAATGCGGCGCCGGATAACTTGTTCCCCGCTCTACAGGAACTGCGAGCCGCCGCGGCCGTGTCGCTGCAGGCCCGCCTGCCCACCGCCCTAGAAGTCACCACGCTGGAGACACAGGCCACGCTGCCGGCACTGGTGCTGGCCTACAAGGCCAACGGCACGCTGGATGCCGCAGATGACCTGGTCGCGCGTAATGGTGTGAAGCATCCCGGCTTTGTTCCAGCAGGTAGCGTGGAGGTGCTGCGCGATGGCTGACGTCTGCGAGCTGAAGGTGGGTGGCCAGATCTACGGCGGCTGGGAAGACATTCGGATCCAGCGCGGGCTGGAGCAGATCAGCGGGCATTTCTCGCTGCAACTGTCCGAGCGCTGGCAGGCACAAGCAACTCCACGGCCAGTGCGCTGCGGCCAGGCCTGCGTTGTGACCATCGGCGGCCAGCCGGTGGTCACCGGCTGGATCGACAGCGTCCGCCCGGACTACGACGCCACCAGCCACACGCTGGCCGTGGCTGGCCGCGACAAAACGGGCGACCTGATCGACTGCAGCGCCATCCACAAGTCCGGGCAGTGGAAGTCCAGCAGCCTGAAGCGCATCGCGCTGGATCTGTCGAAGCCATTCGGTATCGACGTGGTGGTGGGGGCTTACGCCGAGCGCGCAGCCAACGCGGTATTGCCCTCCTTCAAGCTGGACGAAGGCGAAAGCGTATTCGACTGTCTGGAGCGCGCCGCCCGGCTGGCCGGTGTGATGATGTGGACCGACGGTCGCGGCCGGCTGGTGATCGACCTGCCGGGTAAAACCATGGCGCACACCTCGCTGGTGGAGGGCGCCAACATCATGCGCTTCGACGGTGAAATGAGCTGGGCCGAGCGCTTCAGCCAGATCATCGTGAAAGGCCAGGCACGTGGCCAGCACAATGCCAGGGGGACCGCCAGCGATACGGTGGTGACGCGCTACCGACCGCTAATCGTGTTGGCCGAAGACCAAGCTCACGGCCCCAGCGCCCAGCAACGCGCCAGTTGGGAAGCCACGGTGCGCGCCGGCCGTGGTAACCGCGCCACCGTGCGAGTACAAGGCTGGCACCAGGACAACGGCGTGCTGTGGGCGCCGGGACTGCGCGTCCCGGTCTACAGCCCCACCGTTCGGCTGGACGGGGAAATGCTGATCGTATCCTGCAGCTACATCAAGAACCGGCAGGACGGCACTGCATGCGATCTGGAAATAGCAGACCCGCGTGCATATGACCGGCTGGCCGGCATTCGCACTGCCGCACTCAAGGCCCCCCGCCGTGGCAAAAGCGGCCTTTCTGCCAACCAGAACATCCCCAAGCAACCCGAAGACTGGAGCACGCTATGAACGCGATGGCCAGACTACGGCTGATGGTAGCCCGTGGCGTGGTGAACCTGATCAACGACGCCGGTGGCCTGCAGCTGCTTCAGGTAGGGGCCCTGGATAACGAAGACTTGGATGGCGTTGAACGCGTGCAGAACTTCGGGCAAACCAGCCACCCGCCACGCGGATCCGTGCCGGTACTGGTGGCCGTGGCAGGCAGCCGGGACCACATGGTGGCCGTGGCGGTAGACAGCGAAGACTACCGGCCCCGCGGGCTGCAGGAAGGCGAAAGCGCCATGTACAACGCGCACGGAGTGAAGCTGCTGTTCGACAAGGACGGCAACGCCACGCTGGACTGCAAAAACTTCATCATCAACGCCAGCGAAGGCATCCAAGCCAACACCCCGCTGGCCAATTTCAGCCAAGCGGTGACAGTAAACGGGCTGTTCAGCTTCAAGGCCGGCCTGTCAGGTGTTGGCGGTGGTGAAATGGCCGGGGATTTCACTCATACCGGTGGCAGCTTTACCAGCAATGGCATCACCTTCCATACCCACATCCACATCAACGTGCAGCCGGGCAGCGGCAATTCCGGAGGCCCGCAATGATCATCCGCCGTGTTGCCGTAGACCTGACCGAACCGCTGCCGCTGACGGTGCTGGCCAGCCCAGTAGACGGCGCCATCATCCTGAGCCTGTTCTGTGACGCCCGCGACGAGGCGGCCAACCCCACTGACCCGCGCGGCTGGTGGGGTGATGCGCTTAGCGATGGTGACCGGTGGGGCGGTCGGCTGTGGACCTTGGCCAACCGCGCCAAACACACCGCCGCCACACTGCGCGAAGCAGAGGAGCTGGCCAGCGAGGCCCTGCAGTGGATGGTGAAGGATGGTGACGCTGGCGCCATCAGCGTGGCCGCTAGCGCCCCCGATGCTGAAACCCTGCTGCTGTCCATCGCCATCGATGGCCAGCGCATTGATCTGGAGATCCGTTCATGAGCATGACGCGGCCAACCTTGCCGGAGCTGAAGCGTCAGGCAGCTGCAGAACTACCACTGGCCGGCGCGGATGATACCTTGCGCCGCAATCTGTACACGCCCCTGTCCGCAGCGCTGGCTGGTGCCGTGCATGGCCTCTATGGCTACCAGGACACCATCGCTGCCGAGCTTTTCCCAGAAACCTGCAGCGAGGAACGACTGCTGACTGTTCACGCGCCTTTTTGGCTGCCGAAGGACGGCCGCAAGGAGGCCACCCCGGCGCAAGGCAGGGTGCTACTGACCGGTAATGCCGGCACGGCAACCGATGCCGGTACCGTGTTCAACCGTGCTGATGGCACACAGTACGCGCTGCTTTCTGGTGGCGTGCTTACCGGCAACGGCCAGCTGCTGGCCAGCGTGGTCTGCCTAACCGCCGGCCAGGCCGGCAACACCGAGCCGGGCGGCACGCTGCAGCTGGCCAACCCCGTTGCAGGTCTCAACAGTGTGGCCACAGTGCAGTCACCCGGTCTGTCAGGCGGAGCCGACATCGAGGACATCGAGGACCTGCGCGCTCGGGTTATTTCCGCGCGACGCAATGGTGGGCAAGTGGGACGTTCCGTCGATTGGGAGGCCTGGGCGAAGGAAGTCCCAGGCGTCACCCGAGCTTGGGCGGCCCCCAAACTGATGGGCGCCGGCAGCATGACGGTGTACTTCATGCGCGACAACGATGCCGACCCGTACCCAGATGCCGCCGAGCAGGCAGCGGTGCAGACCCACTTGATCACTACCGGCACGCCGTGGGGCGAACTGTTCGCCGTGGCACCAGTGCGCAAGCTGGTCCCCATGTCGATCAAGCTGGTACCGGACAACGCCAGCAACCGCAATGCGGTAACAAAAGCGCTCACAGCCTTGTTTAGACGTGAGGCCTCTCCAGTTGCACGTGACAGCGAGGGCCGCACCGCCCTGCCGGTTTCCGGCGTGACCATTCTGCGCAGCCACATTACCGAAGCCATCAGCGGAGCGACTGGCGAGGATGACCACACACTGAGCGTGCCGGTAGGCGATGTGATGTGTGCGATTGGCGAGCTGGCCGAGCTGGGGACCATCACATGGCTGTAAGCGCCGAACAGTACGCCCAGCAGTTGGCCAACTTACTGCCCCCCGGGGCGGCCCTAGCCGCAGACCCCGGCAGCGAGCTGGCCGAGTTGCTAACCCGCCTGGGCGTGTTCCTGGCTAAGGCACACACCCGTGCTGAGCACCTGCTGGAGGAAGCCTCGCCTTGGCATACGCTGGAGCTACTTCCGGACTGGGAGGCTTCTCTGGGTCTGCCAGACAGCTGCAGTGTTGGCACGCCTACGCTGGACGAACGGCGTGCCGCGCTTTTGGCCAAGCTGACCGACGCTGGGGGTGCCCGGATCGCACGCTTCGTGCAGATCGCCGCCGCGCTCGGCTATCCCGGAGCCAGCACCCAGCGCTTCGCCGCCCACACCTGTGAGCTGAGCTGCGAGGCGCCGCTGTACAGCGAGGACTGGCGCTTCAGCTGGCAGATGAATGTGCCGGCTACTGCAAACGCTAGGGAAAGCACCTGTGAATCAGGGGTTGAAGACCCGCTCAGGGTCTGGGGCAGCGCTCAGTTGAGCTGCATCCTGGTGCGCGAGTGCCCGCAGCCATCCACCGTTTTAATCAGCTACGGAGCATGACGATATGCAACGAGTAGGGACAAACCGCAACCCTGCGCTGGACAAGTTCGGCACGGGCAAACACGGCTTCACCGCCGGAAACCCACAGACAGGAACACCGGCCACCACCCCTGGGTATGAGCTGTTTGATTCGTGGCAGGAAGAACTCTGCAGCGTGATCGAAGGGATGGGGTTTACGCTCGATAGCAACAAGCGCGACCAGTTGCTGACGGCTATCCAGGCCATGCAGCGCGGCAAAGCCATGGTCAACGTCGCCGGCGGAGCCACCGTCACCCTGACCGCCGCGCAGTACAACCTGCCGATC